TTTGTCCTTTTCTTTTTTTTTTTTTTGTCCCTGGTGCGTGTGTGTCCGTGGGTTTTGTTTTTGTTGTGTTTGCAGTAAGCGGGTTTGCCTCTTTGTTGTGTTTTCTCGCTAAATAATCAAAAGCCTGGATGGCTTTGTTCATTTGAGTACCCAGGCAGTCGGCATAAGCAGGTAAGTTCTCAGACGCTAACTTTTCCATGGTCACTGCTAACTTGTTACCAGCTGCGGTTACATCAAGATAACCTTGGGTAACGCCATCTGTAGCAGCAGCTTGTTTGTCTGCGGCCTCACCAGACTTTTCAATTTGCTCAGCACTAACCAAACCGCTTGATGCAATTTGGTTTTGTACGTCTGCTAAGCCTTGTAGATTAGAAGCACCGAGTCTTGCAGCTTGCCCAATTGCCGAACCATTCTCTTTAATCATTCTACGTTGTGCATCTCCTGCAACGGTAGTTTGTTTAAGAGTTTCTTTTTGTACACTGCTAGCATCTTTGCTAGCATCTTTAATTCCTGCATAGCCGCCTTTAATAAGTTTTTCAACTTCTCTATTTTGACTCATTGCAATGTTAGTAGCTTGATCAGTAATAGCAGCGCCGCCAGAAGAAACATATTCCAAGAAACCTTTCTTGGCATAGTCAGGCATTGCAGCATACGCAGCTTGGAACTTCTTGGCCTCCTCAGGGCTAAGTTTCGCCATGATATCTGCTTCCATGGACTTCTTTTGCGCTTCTTCCATGGCTTTTTTAGCGTCTTTGCCTGTGATGTCTGCTAGTACTTTAAGATCCTTGGCATAGGTACGGGTGGTTTGTGCTAGTTCTTCATCACTCATTTTTCTAGTGATACCCGCTGCACGTTGATTTGCCATTACTTGTGCTGCCAACGCACCTTGTTCTTCATAGCTGTAGCCCATTGCCAATAATTCGTCACGCAGACTGCGACCGGCACCGTTGGTAGTTGTTGCTAGAGCCTTTAATGCATTGCCAACAGCTTTGGCCCCTTCACCTTGACTCAGGCCCATTGTTCTAATATCACTACCAGCAGCGGCAGCAGCTTTACCCATAACGTCCATACTAACGCCAGCATCGTGTGCTACGTTACGCATTTCAATCATACCGCCTGCAAAACTGGCGCCGGCTTTGGTGTATTGTGTTAACTGTGCTACTGACTTCTTGAATTCAGCAGCCATGATATCATTGGCTGTTTTGGCAAGAGCGGCTGCTAAATCAGCGGCAGCATCGGCCGCTTGTTTTAGGCCTTGACCCACAAACGGGATCATGCCAACTAGACCGGTTGCAACTTTAGTGCCTTGATTTACTAAATCGATACCGGTATTGATAATACCAGCGGCTGCGCCAATGGGATTGTTGGCTATGCTTTGATATGCTGTAGCAAATTGTGCAGTTAAACTGATTGCTGCTTTACCAACGTTTCCAACAAAATTAACAAAGTTATTGCCAGTGTCCTTGAGTTGAGTTTTGAACTTCTCAGTTTCTTCTTTGGCTCGTTTCTGTTCGTCGGTTAAGTCCGATGTGCTCTTGTTTTGCTTCTTAGTTAAATCGGCTTCTTCTTTCTTTAACTTGTTGAGATCTTCCTGGGCCTTTTTAGCATCGCCTGATCCGCCACCTATCTTTTCCATTGCCTTAAGCAATTTCAACAGAGTTTCTTCCGTGGCAGCATTCTCGGCTACTACGTTGCCAATGTTGGGAATACTAATTGTTACTGAAGCCATATTTTGGGGCGATAAATACTATTACATATATTTATGGAGTTCAAAAACCATGGCTAATCCAGCTAACAATCCCCTATTCAAACATTTTAGGCAACCCGCAGTGTATCTACGTTTGCCAAGTAGAGGACGATTTTATCCCGATAACGCCATTGATCTTCCAGTGTCTGGAGAAATTCCAGTGTACCCAATGACCGTCAAAGATGAGCTAACACTTAAAACCCCGGATGCGTTAATGAATGGTGAGGGCATGGTTAATGTGGTTGCTAGCTGTTGCCCGAACATTAAAGATCCGTGGTCTGTGCCAGCTGTTGATGTGGATTCGATTTTTATTGCTATTAGATTAGCCAGCTACGGTAAGGGCATGGATATCAAAACAACTTGCCCGCACTGCCGAGAAGACAACGAGCACACTGTCGATCTACATTTCTTGTTGGATAACGTCAAGTATGCCAACTACGACCAAAAACTATTAATCGATGATCTAACTATTAATTTTAGACCTCAAACATACAAGGACGTAAACAACCTCAACATTATCAGTTACGAAGAACGCAGACTAATTGAAGGTATAATCAATAACGCTAACCTATCAGATGAAGAAAAAGCTGCCAAGTTCAAGGAAAGTTTCGCCAAGTTAAACGAAATGACTGTAAACTCAATTGGTGTAAGCATCGACAGCATAGTAATCGAGGACGGAACCGAAGTGCGTTCCAAAGCGCAGATAGCAGAGTTCCTACAAAATTGCAGCAGAGAAACATTCAACACAATCAAAGCTAAAATTGATGAACTGATTGCAGCAAATCGATTAGACCCAATGGCGCTAACTTGCAACGAATGTGAACAGCCCTATACCAGTGAACTAACGTTTGATCAATCTAATTTTTTCGGTTAAGGCTTTTGGCTCTGACTAACGAAGAAATCGTTAATTGGGTTAATCAGTTAGATAAAGAGTCAAAAGCCCTTAAAGAAGAAGCACTGAAGTTTTGTTGGTTTATGCGGGGAGGACTAACCTATACCGAAGCTATGAACTTAAGCACCGACGAACGCAAAATTATTTCTGAGATTATCAATGATAACTTAGAAACAACTAAGAAAACAGGACAGCCATTCTTTTAAGATCTCTAACGAGATCTGTTGTTTTCGCTATCGCTCAACAACATTTTTATTAAAGAGAGCGAAGCGATTTAATGCTTCATCTAGATTAATTGGTCACACTTTGCCCGCACAGGGCAAAGAAGACTTCATCTGAGTAGCACAGTCACTTAGCGTTAGAACTATAAGTGTAACACATTCTATACAATTGTACAGAATAAGCAACACTTTTCGCAGGCGGTTGTCCGGTACCTGCTCGTTCTGTCTTATTACAACGGCGGTCAATTACATATACGCTAACATACATAATTGGCGTGTACTATCACTAGTACGTCTTTTCAGCCTTAAATTCCTTTTCAAACAACTAAATCGCGGCAATTAGCGATCTTCATCCTTTCGGGTAGTAGTTGAGTACTCTTAACGGCGAGAGATTTACGTCCCAGCGACCCGAGGTCCTGTTGTCGTGTACGCATGAAGTTAGCCTGCGTGAGCCTTAACCGTTTAACTTGTTTATAATGTGGGAGCCATGGACGCGAACTTGGATATGTCCATTATACCAGTCCGCTGATTCTAGTACTTTACGTGTGAATTGTTCTCTTGCCTCAATATAGCTGCACTCTGCTTTACTCTTACAAAAGTATAGGATTTCCCTTGTAAAATTATCTGCCCCTAGTGCCTCTACGTCTTTGCTTAATTGATCATTTGAGCCATAATATGTGCGCCAATCGCTATCCACTTTGCTGCGGATCTTCTTCTTTTTCTTGGTGCCGTTTTTGAGTTTAACTGTTTTCTGTGTTGTTTTTGAGAACTTTGCTAGTTTTTTGCCTATGTACTTACGTCCAGAGATGTTATTTGTGATTTGATATACGAAACCCACGCAATCATCGGGTAGATCAACTACGGGAGTTCCTTGAAAGTGCCATGTCATTGTACATACTAGTTATGCCTTGCGGTGCCATAATAAAAATTATACTATTTCAACGTCTGTGTTATATGTTGTAAACCCATTTTCTTTAACAACGTGCAGGGTATTGTTTACACGCCCAGCTAGCTCGTCTTTGTGACTTACTAACCAAATGCTGCGGTTGTTTTCCCGACCCATTTTCTTAAGAATAGCCAAGCTGTTTTCAACCCCGCTGGTGTCCATCCCTGAATCAACTAGCTCGTCGATGAACAGCAAGTTAATGGGCTGGTATAGACTCTCCCAAACGTCACGGAAACTCCAACTTAGGCTTAGTATAAGCCGGTTGCGCTCGCCCCTGCTTAGGTTATCAAAGTCTAAATCTCTGCCCAGTTCAGTGATGCTTACTGTTAAGTCGTTATTGAATTTTACAGTATGCGGTAGTCCTATGCGATCTTAGTATTGCCCTAAGCGAGCATTTAGATAGCTTAGGTTTTGATCAATGATGCGCTTGCGAATAAAGCTGTCTTTGTTAGTCAGCAGTTTGTTCAGGAGTTGTTGGTGATCCTTGAGGCTAGTAAGCTCGTTGATTTTTGTGTAATCAATTTCCTCTAGAGCTTGTGTAGTCATTTCTGTGATTTGATCAGCGTATGGATCTTGTTCACCCTGCTTGCTGGTTAGCTGTTGCAGAATACCTGCCATGCTGGAACGATGCTCAAATGCATCACTTTCCTGGTCATAAAATACTGAAGGTGCCGGGCCCAACTCGCCTAGTTCCCGGAGAGCACCGGTATGCTCTATCCACTGACCGTTTGTTGCTCGTGCTTGTAATGCGGCTTCCTGTAGTGCCTTGCGCTTTTCCTCTAGCAACTTCTCTTGACGATCGTCGTGGAACGCTTGCCCGCAACTGTGGCAAGTGTGATTCTCTAGACTAGCTATTTCTGTTTTAAGTCGTTCTACAGTTTGCAGCTCTCGCTTTTCATCTAGTTCGCCTCGCTTGATCCAACTATTTAGGTCAGCAATTTTTTTGGCTTTATCGCTGTGATCACTTAGTGCTCGATGTGCAAGCAATTCTGCTTCGATATCAATTTCAGCAAGTTGATCGTATGCTGCCAGCAGTTTAGTTAGATCATCTTCGTGTTTGGTTTTCCAGATCTGTTGCCGGCGCTTTAGATTTTCAATTTGATCTTGTATTCTCTTGTTTGCATCGCCTACTGCTTTGATGCGGAATTCTTCTTGTGTAATAGCATCACGTGTGGCTTTAACTAGTTCTTTTAATGAGTCTGCTTTTTCACTCAGCAAAGTAATTCCCAACAACTGCTCAATAATAGTGCGTTGTTCGTTGGATTTGAGACTCAGGAATGGCGGTGTATAAGTATTGAGTCCCACAATGTGTTGAAACATATCGTGCGACATACCCAACATACGCTCAATTTCGGCTTGCGTTTCTCTTGAGTCACCTTGAGCTTCATCAGTGATTTCTCTTTCACTGCCAGCTACAAAGAACTTCATGATATTGGGTTTGCGACCACGCTCGATACGATAGTCGATACCGTCTTTTTCAAAATCAATGGTAACCAACATATTCTTCCCGTTGGTTTTATTGATTAAGTTGTCTTTCTTGATACTGGTAAGGGCGTTGCCGTAAAGGGCATAGCTCAACGCATTAGATCGGAAGAGCACACGTCTGAACTCCAGTCACCGATGTATCTCGTATGCCGTCTTCTGCTTGAAAAAAAAAA